AGCCTTAAACTTATTTACTGCATTAAGAGTAACAACTGCATCATTAGCAGGAGCTGACATGAAAGGTGTTAGAGCATTTACAGTATCTGGTTCAGGTATTAGTACTTTCTTTCCACAATTTACATCAGCACCAACTAGTGGTATAGTACAATTCTTAGTTAAGAAAACAGCAGATGTACCAGTTACATTAAATGCAATAGTTAAATACCAAAAAGCACCAACAGATGTAACAAGAGGTGATTTTGAAGATTCAACTGAAGCTACTTCTGGAGCTGTATCTACTTTAGATATTCCGGAAATCAATCTTGAAATGAGATCTGAAGCAATTGTTGCTAAGACTAGAAAATTGCTCAAGATTTAAACGCTTATCATTCTATCGATGCTGAAGCTGAATTAACTTCTATGTTATCTGAATATGTTTCGCAAGAAATTGATTTAGAGATTTTAGATATGTTAATCCAAAATGCTCAAACAACTGATAGATGGTCTGCAAGAATTGGATATGAATTCAATACTGCAACTAATGCATTTGATCAATCTAATGCAACTGCTCAAGCTTACAACCAAGGTACATGGTTCCAAACTTTAGGAACTAAGATCCAGAAAGTAAGTAACAAAATTCACCAATTAACATTAAGAGGTGGTGCAAACTTCCTAGTATGTTCTCCAACTGTAGCAACTGTTCTTGAATCAATTCCAGGATATGCTGCTGATACGGATGGTGATAAAATGCAATTTGCAATGGGTGTTCAGAAAGTTGGATCTATTAACTCTAGATTCCAGGTTTACAAAAATCCATACATGACTGAAAATACTTGTCTATTAGGATATAGAGGAACGCAATTTTTAGAAACAGGTGCAGTATATGCTCCTTATATTCCATTAATTATGACTCCTTTAGTTTATGATCCTAAATCATTCACTCCAAGAAAAGGTGTAATGACTAGATATGCTAAGAAAATGGTAAGACCAGAATTTTATGGTAAGATCTTTGTAGAAGGATTAGATAGACTATAATAATTAGTTAATCTACATATATTATTAAGAAGAGGCGCCTAGTGCGCCTTTTCTTTTGTTTACACACATATTTATATTAAATGGCTAGTAAAATAAAATGGGACGGAGCAGACTTTAAATGGAATGATAATCCACATAAATGGGATGAAGTATTATTAGTTCTTGAAATAGTCGAGACAGGTGGTGGAACTATTGAAGGTGCTATTCGTGCCATAGATGACCTCGATCCGGAAAAAAAGAAACGGTTTATAAAATTAGTATGCAAGGTAAAAGGAATTGAAACATATTCTGGACAAAAAACAATACATGATGATATTGAAGTATCAGTAGAAGATTGTAATTTAGTAATTAAAGAAGTATTAGGAATTGAATTAACGGTAGAGAATATTCATGTCTAGAGGGTTAGGGGATACAATAAATAAAATAACAAGAATTACTGGTATTGAGTGGGTAGTTAAATATATTAGTAAATTGTTAGGTATTGATTGTGGTTGTGATTTTCGTAGAAAAAGATTGAATAACTTAGTTCCATATAAGGAGAATAAAAATGTATAAATTATTTACAGATAAGACAGAACTTTTTGAATGTGATATTAAAATTGAAGGAGCAAGTCTTTCTAATTCAACTGCAAGACTAGTAGTAGAGACTAATGATTATAGTTTAATGTTTACTGGTAAAATTAATAGTTCAGGTAAATGTGAAATTCCTATTAGGAAATTAAAAGGCCTTATTGATGAATCATCAAAAGGAAACATTAGATTAGAAGTAATTGCAGAAGATACTTACTTCACACCATGGAAGTCTGATTTTGAAATTAATGCAAGTAAGAAGGTTACAGTAGAAATTAAATCTCAAAATAAACCATTACTTGAATCAGCCGGACCAAAAATACAAGTTTCAAAGATTAAAGAAACTAAAAAAATAAATAAATCAAAAAAGGTTACAATATCAGAATCAGAAAGAACTCATATTCTTAATATTATGAAATTACTGATTCATGAAAATGTTAATATAGAAAATCTTTCTATTAAGAGAGATAAGTTAAACAAAGTTATAGCTACATATAATCAATTCAAACCAATTAACGAGTCTTCAAAAGGAAAAGTTATGAACGGAGTATTGACTGTATTAGCAAAACAAAAATAAGGGTTATTAAATGGCAGACTTTACAGGCCAAAATATACAAGATTCATATCAACGAGTTGTCCAAGTAGATGATAACCAACTACAGGATGGTACTGGTAGTAATTTACCTATATCATTTGATGGCAATAATGTAACTATATCAGGATCTTTAACTGCTAATGAATATATCATATCTTCATCAGTTACTAATATTGTAATAGCCACTTTATCAGGTTCAACTGAATTTGGTAACGATATAAATGATACTCATTTCTTCCAAGGAAATATAACTGCATCAGGAAATATAAGTGCAAGTGGAAACATGTCAATGAATGGCATTCTTAATTCAGGCGCTACTTTAACTACTCATCTAACTGCATCAGGTAATATATCAGCAATAGGATTAATTAGTACAAATTATAATATAAGTGCAAGTGGTACTGTACACGGAAATACACTTCAGACGGATAGCTATTTGGTAGGTGATATATCACAACCAACTGAATTATCTGTAAATGGTAAACTGACAGTAGCAACAACTATTGATGCAGGAAGTGATATAACAACATCTGGTCTTGTAAGAGGATCAAATATATCTGATTTAACAGCAATGTCTGGATCTCTATTAAATAGTATAAATGCAATATCTGTAACTACCGCTTCATTATTAAGTAGTGTAGATTATATATCTGTAACTACCGCTTCATTATTAAGTAGTGTAGATCATATATCTGTAACTACTGGATCTCTATTAAATAGTGTAGAATCAATATCAATTGTAACAGGATCATATGCAGTAACAGGAAGTAATATAGTATTCAATCATATAACAGCATCAGGTAATATAAGTTCAAGTGGAAATATAACAGCAGATAGAGTATATTTTAGAGGTGAAGATAGTACTTCAGATTATTTATCACATGATGGAACAGGATTATTTTACAAAGGTAGTGCAAAAATACATGGTCACGTAACAGCATCAGGTAATATAAGTGCAAGTGGAAATATAATAGCATCAGGAAATATAAGCGCATCTCAGTTTGCCTTAGTGAATAATGTATTCACAGTAGGATCTTCTGGGATTACTCATTTAAACAATCTAACTGTTGGGAATTCTGCACATAATGATGTACATACAATTTCTGGAAAAACATCTTTTATTGGTAATATAACAGCCTCAGGTGAAATAAGTACAAGTGGGAATATAATAACATCAGGTGATATAAGCGCAAGTGGATATGTATATTCTGCAAATGAAGAATCTTTTGGATTTTCATTTCTAACTGATGCTAATTCTTTAAATTGGTTTGGTCCTAATAGACAAGGAATGAATAATTATTTCTGGAATAAAAATTATGGTGATGATGATGGCGTGACAGAAATATCACTTTCAGGTGCTGATAAGCGATTTGTACAAGCTGGTTGGCATGTTCCATATAAATGTGTGATTACTGGTTGGGAGTTATTAGGAGTAGGTAGTAAGAATAATACACCATTTGCATTTACAGCCTCATTATGCTCAGGAGATCCGATATCCGCATCAATAGCATTACATGGTGATAATTCAAATGATGTCGGCCAAAAACTAAATTTAACAATGATGCATTCATCAGCATCAAGGCATAATACTTTAAATGATCTATATGGTATAAGGTATATAAATTCAAAAGGTGCAATGAGTCACTCATTAGCAGCAGGTCAGCATGTATATCCAAGAATAAAACATACAACATTAGCATCTGCGGATAATAAAGCAGCAATCCAAGGTAATTGGACAATATATTATAGGAGAATTGAATAATGGCAAAAGAAAGAATAGATGCAGATACCATTCAAGATCTAATTGCATCAGGAAGTGTAGGTAAAGGATTTAGAGATTTAGGATCTGAAAATACAGGTTCGTTAGGATTAAAAATTACGGCAGTAGAGTTATCTGCAAGTATGAGTGATATATTAGATGAAGATGATGTATCATCACCATTCCATATACCATTACAATATTTAACAGCAAAGGTATTTGAGACTAGGGATAATACTTCTTTAACAACATTTAGTGGTAGTCAAGCATATGTAGTATCAAGGACAAATAAATCACATATATTAAACCATCAAAATAGTATAAATTCAATATCCGCATTAACAGCATCATTGGCAACCTCAACTGCTCAACATACTGTTGCCTTAACTGTAACAAATGATGGTAGAGGTGCATATGCTTTAGTTTTTACAATGGTTGATAGTTCTGGTAGAACACCGGTTACAAAAACAGCATCAGTATCATTGAGTTAATATGCCAATTAAAGTATTTATACCAAATCAATATCAAAAACTTGGAGATCCTAATCATACATTTCCAATAGGTAATGCATTTACATCTGCAGATCTTTTTTTACTTAGTGATGGCAATCCTGAGACGGGAATTGTTTTGCCTTTAAATGAACCAACCGTATTCGGATTTACAGATTGGGATATAGATATATATGATATCATATATCTTTCTGATTTTACTTTTGAAATTGATGTGAGTTCAAATTCAGGAAAGTTCACCGGTGATATGTTTATAAATATTTTTGGTACATCTTATGATTCTAGTGTGTCTAGTATTGACTTTGCACAAGAAGTTACCAGCAATAATACATATTTCTTCAATCCTATACCAGGAGGAGCATTCCCGATTATTGTTCCACCATCTAATGTAGATCACTTCAATTCAGTAACAATAGCTGTACAAAGTAATATTGCAGGCCTAAAAGTATCAGCAATTCGTAAGAATCTAACAAGTAGAATTGGTGGGAAGGTTATATTATCTAATGGATATATAAATGGAAGACAGGGTAAAATATCTATTTAATCTTTCCTTTCTACATATTTATATAAAAATAAGAGAAGGTACATTATGGCAGTAAACATTCCAATTTGGCCAGGATCGGCATCATTTGCAGTAGGAGATACTCCTTTTGGTTTATATGATACAGATTCAGAATTCACATCATCTGCAATTAAGACAGCTGATTGGTGTGCTACACGATTAGGATATCCTTTAACTGATATTGAATTACAGTCTGTAAATTTCTTTACATGCTTTGAAGAGTCAGTTTCAGAATATGGGGCACAAGTTAATACATATAATATACGAGATAATATATTAAGTTTATATGGAGCATCAACTGGTTCTAATTTAACTGGCCAAAAGGTATCTCCAAATTTTGGAGGCCTTATAGAATTAGCAGAAGATTATGGCGCAGAGGCAGGATCTGGTGGTAACGTGACATATTATACAGGTTCATTATCATTAACTACAAATCAACAAATATATGATTTAACAGATTCAAGTATTGTAACGTTAGAATCTGGAACGGCTGGAACAAATGAAATTGAGATAAAACGAATCTTTCATGAAGCACCTCCGGCAATTGCAAGATACTTTGATCCATTTATAGGAACTGGATTAGGATCTCAACAAATGTTAGATGGATTTTCATGGGGTAGTTATTCACCTGGTGTATCATTTATGATGATGCCAATGTATGCAGATATATTACGTATGCAAGCAATAGAGTTTAATGATGAAATCAGAAAATCAGCATATTCATTTGAATTAGTAAATGATAGACTAAAGCTCTTTCCATTACCAAATAGTACTATAACATCTAAAGTTTTCTTTACATATATATTAAAATCAGAAAGATCTAATCCTTTAAAAGGTGCAACTGGTACAATATCCGATTTTTCAAATGTTCCATATGAAAATGTTATATATTCAAATATTAATGCAGTTGGAAAACAATGGATTAGAAGATATGCATTAGCATTAGCCAAAGAGATGTTAGGATATATACGTGGCAAGTATTCAGCATTACCTATTCCAAATGCAGAAATAACATTAAACGGAGCAGACCTAATATCGGCCGCTCAGACTGAAAAGGAGGGTCTTATAACCGAACTTAAAGATACGCTCGATACTATGTCCAGGCAGGCACAATTAGAACGAAAAGCAGCAGAAGCTTCTTCAATGCAAGAACAATTTAATAAGATACCACTTAAAATTTATATAGGGTAAATATGGCACTATTTGGTTCAGGACGAGATGCAAGTCTCATCAGACATATGAATAAAGAACTTGTTGTTGATATACTTGATAATGAAATAGAATTTTACAAGCTTGAATTAGATTCTACAAGAGAAAATTTATATGGAGAGTCAGATAAAAAGTCATATTATCATCCTATTAAAATACCTTGCATTGTACAAAAAGATGAAAAGACAATGATATCAGATGACTTTGGGTTAGATTCTACTAGGACTGGTATATTTGCATTTAATAAAGATTATTTACGAGATAGGACAATAATAATTGAAGAAGGAGATATATTATTGTGGGATAATGAATTCTATGAAATTGATAAAACAGCCGGAAGTCAATATTGGAGAGGTACAAATCCATCAACTGATTTAGGTCGTATATCTCAAGAAAGAGGAGAATTTGGTTTTGAGGTTTCAATTGTAGTGGAGGCGCATGTGACAAGAAGAAATAAATTAAATTTAGTAGAAGTTAGGACGGGTGGAAATCCTAATCAAGAATATCAATTACCAAAGGGATTATAATAAATGGCAAAAATTAAATTAAATAAATCGTATTCATCTTTCTCTCCTGATAAGCCTATTAATAGAGCAACGCAAGTAAGACGTGATACAGATACTATTAAGACGCCTAAGTGTGATATATATGATGTTGATTATGCTATTATATCTTATTTACGAGAAATTATACATCCACAAGTAGAAGAAGATGGACAAGTCATAGACGTTCCGGTAATGTTTGCTAATGGCGAAAAATGGAGTATGGTTCAGAAACATGGTTACATGAGAGATACTAAAGGTAAATTAATGACACCATTAATCTTTATAAAGCGTAATAGTATTATGGAACGTGATTCATTAAAAAAATTAGATGTTAATATTAATCCAGATGGAAATGCATTGACATTTAAAAATAGATATACTAAGATAAATAAGTATGATCGATTTAATGTGTTACAAGGTAAAAAACCTTCTGAAGAATATTATATTTCATCCATTCCAGAATATATTGATGTTACATATGATTTATTAATATGGGCAGAATATACAGAACAATTAAATTCGATAATTGAAGCTATAATGCCAACCGGTGGTTTTGCATGGGGGACGTCATGGAAGTTTACAACTAACATAGGAGATTATGGATTTGAGACAATGAATAATACTGGAGAGGACCGAGTTGTAAGAGCTACATTGCCATTAACAACTCATGCAACATTATTATTTGAAAATGAACTTAATAATACAACATTCAAAAAACAATATTCAGTTAAGAAGATTAATTTTAAAACTGAAACTCAATCATTTAATGCAGATATAGAAAATCCACCGCCAGGAGGATATGATAAAACTACAGAACCTTCTCAAATATTAGATAGATTTGATAAAGGAAACATAAATCAAGCCAGAACTAGGTTAACAGATTCAGCACCGGCATTAAATCAAAGACATATATCCAAAAAAAGGTATTCTTAGTCAAGAATAGCATATTTATTAATAGAATTAATTAAGGAGAAAAGGTTATGTCAGAAGCAATCAAATTTACAGAAGAAGAATTAAAACAAGTTACAGAATTGCGAGATGCAAGTCAAGCAAAAGTAGTAGAGTTTGGCCAATTAAAATTGGAAAGACTTTTAACAAATAATAGACTAGCTCAATTAGATGCGTTAGATAAAGAAGCAGAACAAAATTATGCTGATTTACAAAAACAAGAAGCAGACCTAGTAGAGACTTTAAAACAGAAATATGGTGCAGGAACTGTTGATGTTGATAGCGGAGAATTCGTTCCAACAAAATAACAGGTTTGAAATCAATTTCGTATATTTATTATAAAATTAAACAGGAGTAAACGAATGGCAGAAAAAATAGTTAGCCCGGGTGTATTTACCAAAGAAGTAGATCAATCCTTTTTACCAGCTGGAATAGCAGCAATTGGTGGAGCAGTAGTAGGACCAACTGTAAAAGGACCAGCCGGGATTCCAACTGTAGTATCAAGTTATTCTGAATATCAACAAATATTTGGAGATACATTTACAAGTGGATCAGGAACATCAGAACAATCTTATGCGTATTTAACATCATATACAGCTAAGGAATATTTAAAGCATGCAGATACATTAACAGTTGTTAGAATATTAGCAGGAGGATATAGTCCAGCTACAGCAGTTATATCATCATCAACAACAGTTGGTAATACATTTTCATCAGGATCAGTAACATTCTCTCATGTACCATCAGGATCAGTACATGCATCAGATACACCAGATGAGGTAACAATAGGAGGTGTAGATTTTAC